AGGAAGGCTCAACAAACCCATGACTCGATATAAAGCTTCTCCTTGAGCCATTGTCTTTGTTTATTGCTGCGAAATTAACGCCATTAAAAGAGTTACTTGGTCTACGTGTTGTTGTAGCCAAATTGTAACTTGTGTAGATTCGATCATCATCGATTGAATAAAATTCATTATTGAGTTCATAGTGTTTATCAAATTCATATTTGTCTATTTTTAATCCGTTTTTTTCAATTCCAAAAAATGCTAATACTACCTTATTGTTATAAAAATCAAAATATGGTGGTAATTCTTTTGGTACTACACTACGAACTTGATTATAAATATGTTCGCATTTTTCGTAGTGTTTGCTTAATGGTATTAGTTTATTAACCTTTGGATAGTTCTTTTGGTAGTTATAAAAATGATTATGAGCCGATGTATCGGATTGTATATACGTAGGATTGAGTATGGAAAGGTCAAGCAAGCTTTTAATTTGAAAATAATACAATGTTGTTTTCTTATCACGTACCCATACTTTATTTATATTACGTAATAAACTGTCTATAACCGTCTTATTTACACTAAAAGTTTCACTATGGTCAACGCATAACATATAACCTTTAGTGTCATTAAACGGCCTAATATAGACTAAAGACAACCCATTTAAACCAGGGTGAACATTATCATGATAAGGAATTATTTCTACAAACGCTTCGTCTATAGAAAAATTCTTTAAGCATTCTAATTGTTCATTTGTCTCTATTATCCAAAACATAACCTTTATTTGTTATTAATATAACAACATAAGATTATAAAGCCAAACTTATTGATAATATTTGGTCCAATTAAATTCTAAATATTGATCTAAGTTAGGTAGTTTTAATTTAAATGAAGTTAAATCAGTATTATTTTTATTTATTTTAGCTACTTGTTCTTTATTTCCTGTTAATTGCCAATCTAAATAAAATGGAAAATATAATGACCATTGAATTGTTGGAGATTTTTCTAGTAATAAATTAAATAAAGTTTCACTAATTTCTAAATATACTATTTCATTTGTTTTTTTACAAAAATATCTTCTAAATTCTCCTACTTGATAATCTTGTTGAGTTGGAGACATAGGAGAATAATAAGGTAAAATTCTACTTACAGGAGCATATTTTGGATATTCTTGATAAAAGAAATCTGAAGGGTATGAACTGTATTGAGTTGAATCATTTGATGAATAAGAAAATATAGCTGGTGAGTTATCTAATGAATTTGCTTGATTAGGTGTGGCCCAACTTGGGTTTTGAACTAGTTCAGCTGAAGGTAAATCTTGGGGTGTTCTTCCTGTATAAAATTTACCAGTTGACAATTTATAATAATATCCAGAGTAAGGTAACTTAGTAGTTAAATAAAAGAATTCTCCCCCATTAGTATATAAATTTGTTTTTATTTGGGATTGAGGATAGTAAGCCATTGTCTTTTATACTTATTTAGGTTCAACAACTCTAATTATACCTCTAATAGATTGAGTGTCCATATTTCTACGAGCTATATATCTAACTTGACCTCCGTTTCTAGCATCTTTAGAGCTTGAGTTACCTTCAATAGACTCATAAGTTCGTTTAGTATTATCAGTTGCCCCAGCTATTCCTATATGACTGTAAGTGTATACAATTAAATCACCAGGGAATATTTTAGTTTTGCCTTTAACAAAATCAACTACTTGTCCTAAAGCCTTCATATTGTTATAGGTAAGAGATACTCCACCTGTTAAAGGACCACTAGAAGCATTAAAATTATTTAAAGTAGTAGAAGCTATAGATTTAACAGCAGCATCAGAAGTTCCAACTTCAATATATGCTTCTTTCCAAATTAATTTAACAAACCAATTACACCAAGCTGATGAGTTAGAAGAAAACCAACCCACTGAAGACATTTTTGTTTGGAAAGTAGAATCTGTAAATCCTTTGTTATCATTTTTATTATATAATTCTCCATTAGCCTTTTGAGTATATTCAGCGGGTATTTCTCTATTACCAACATAAGATTTGGCTATTCTAACAATTGTGTTTCTTAAAACAGAAACAGAGGCTATATCATTATGAGATACAGGGTCTTGAGAAGGTTCATTACTTGCTACAGTTGGATCAACAGGAGATGTAGCAATTGGTTTCTTTTTAGTAGCTTTTGATACTTTAGGTATAGCTAATGAATCAATATTAGTAGTCCATGTATTGCTTTGAATAGTATTATTTATACCTGTAATAACAAATTCCATAGTATCAGGGTAGTTTTCAGGTAAAAAAGCAGAATCAATAGTATATTTTTGATAAATCTTCATTCCTCCTAATCCATCCATAGTTAAAGCTAAATTAAAAGGTAAAAAACCAGTGTTTGGTGATGAGGCGTAAGGATTTGTTTTTCTAGCTGTTTCAGTAGCTTGTTTTTGGTCATACTCTAAAATTTGAACTTGAGTGTTAGTAAAATTATTAAATGAATCCTCATTCCATTTAGGTAAAGTATTATTTTGATAAGAAGAAATAGTTTTAATAAAATTACTATAAGCAGTTAAAGCATTTTTATACCTAGTTTCTGTTTCTTGGTTTTCATCAGCTCCAGCTGTTGAATCAGGACTTGTTATTTCACTACTTATTCTTGGTCTAGTACCTTTATTTAAATTAGATAACATAGTAGCGTCCTGACCAGTCACATAACCCGCAGCTGTTGAACCTATTGTAATCATATTAGCTAAATCAGGGGTAATTTCAGTTTTTAATTGCATATCCCTAACAAAACTACCACCACCTCTTAAACCATAAACATTAAATTGTACTGTATCTTTATTAACAATTAAAGAATCTCTATCTGGTAAAGCTGTTTCATCAATAAAAATTATTTTATTATTTTCTGTATTTATTCCAGTTGTTATTTTATTAAAATTACCTGTTGCTTTACAATACCCTTGCAACATACCATTTAATAAATCAATTAATGGAACTTTACCTTCTTTGTCTTTTAAACTATCTAATAACCTTAAAATAAAAACAAAGTTAAAGTAAACAAACATTAACTTCATATAAGAATTATCTCCAATATATTTAAAAGGATCTTCAGCTTCTGAGAAGACATAGTTATCTGATACTGTGTATTTAAAATTACATATTCTAGGATCAGCACTAATTTGTCTACCAGGAGAATAAGCTATGATATTATCACTTATTGTACTATCAAAGCTAACTATTTTACCACCATTGGTTATATTAGGTATAGTTGTGTTTTGTAAGAAATCTAAAAAAGCTCCAAATCTAACATAATATTCAACTCTATTATTTTCGTAAGCTTGAGCTACATAATCTACATAGGATTTATTACCATATGTTCCTTTTAATGTTTGAATACCATTAGGTTTAAATTGGTCTAAATTAGTTCCACTTCTATCATTAAATAATTGATATTGTATTTCAGCAAATTTAGCACCAACAGAATGAGCATGGGCAAAAGCAACAATAATAGAATCTGGACTAGCATATCCTCTATTGGGATCAACAGCATCAAATCCAGCTGAACCTGATGGGGATGAAGAACCTGATTCTGCTGATGGTACTCCTGGAAGTAATATGTTAGATTTTAAGGATTCAATAACATCACCTATGCTTCTAAGAATTATTGTTATATCATAAGATCCATCTCTATTGAATGTCCAGTTATAGTTAACTACTTTACCTATTAAAGCATCATAATTACCATAGGTTTCCTTTCGTTTTTCTTCAATTTTATCTAAGAAACCATTATAGGAATATTTAGCTGTTAAAAAAGGATCAGCTAAACTAGCTTTATTATCTGAAATAAATTTATTTGGGTTTTCATAATAACAATTATTACCCCATTCTAACAACATTAAATAACCTAATCTTAAATATAAAGTACTTATTATATCAAATTGGCCTTTGTTGTTAGCTTTAATTTGAATAGTAGCGGTTTTTAAAGATCCTTTTGCTTCTGTTTTTATATTAGCTGAGGTAATACCAGGCATAGGTTGAATACCATACTCTGATCCTCCTAAACCATAAGCCCCAACATTATCAGCTGCTCTACTTGTATCTAAACCTGCTCGTTGGTAATTTTCAGATGCTCCTGTTCTTGGGGATTCATCTGTTACACCATTAAATAAAACATATTTTTCAGCTAATTGACTTCCTTGAGTAAATCCACCACCAAAAATACCTTCTTTTATTATTCTACCATCTGATCCTGTAACTTGTAAATTTATAACATCAGCAGATGATACTAATTTTACAAATCCATTTCGATTGTTTTGCCAAACTAAATTTTCATTAGTTCTAACTACTGAACCTAAAAGTGCTTGTCTTGTTGCTACTTGTTCAACAACATATTTATCAAAACCTTCTCCAACTATATTACTCATGTTAAGAATTTATTCTATTAAAGTTATTTATAATACCGTTATAAAAAGCAGGTATTCTTATTTGTATTCCTTCAGGGATTATTAATGAATTTTGAGGTAATATATCTGTGTTAGCAATCGAGATAACCCACCATAAAGAACTATCTTTATAATATTGTTGAGCCAAAACATCAAATCTATCACCTTGAACACTATAAACATAAACATCATCAGAAGTAACAGGCACTTCAGGATACCTAGAAGTGACATATACTAATTTTTTGTCTATTTTTGTTTTTGGTATGTTTTGATATCTATTCATATTAACTATTAGCTGTTACAATTCCTCCGTAACTATCACTGCCTCTTAAAGATATAAATCTTTGGATACCATATCCATTAGCAAATCCAGTATCATCATTTTTATTAGGTGTACCTTGACTATTAGCGAAAGTAAGAGTTTGTTTTGAAGGAATAAATTGTTGTATTGGAATAAAGTTAAATCCTGATACTCTAATAATATGAGGCATTTGGGCTGTTGTAGTATCAATGTTACCACTAGGATCAGCTTGAATACCTATTTCCCATGGAGAATCTTCTTGCATATCATAAGTTAATCCAGTAATAATACCGGGTTGATTAACAATATAATCTCCTATAGTTATTTGAGCTAAATTACCTCGCATATAACCTTGACCACTATAATTAGGGGCAACACTAGATGCTAGATAGTTTAATTTTTTATACATAGGAATTAATTCTTGTTTTGATTGAGCTGCTACTGTCCAAGATAATGACATTTGTCTAGTAAACCCATTGTAAGTGTAAAAATTTTCTCCTCTTCCTAAATACCTAAAACTACCCCACTCAGCTGAATAAGCATCTGAGATATTTCCTAAAAATGCTCTAAAATGCATAAAAGTAGAAAAATTAGGAGAATCATTATCAATAATAGCTATTGTAAATTTAACTAAATCATTTAATTTAGGATCTGTAGATACATTTTCACTTCTATAAACAGGGGTTGAGTTTATAAAATCTAATCCTGGATCAGCGAATGCTCCTAATTTATCAACAGAGCCTGAAACGCCATATGTTGATTGGTTTGTTGTTAAACTTTTTACTCCGTCAGAATAACTTTTATAATTATTATTTTGTCTTTGGCCCGGTTGTCCTTGGTTTGTTCTTAAATCAACATTTTTTGTTGAATAACTAACAGACAAAGCTGTAGCTCCACTTTGTAATGATTCTTGGAGTTCAGTTCTATTATCTCTTAAATCTGTTCTTAATCTAACTCTAAAATCTTGAATTTTAGGAGAAGCATAACTTCCTTTTCTTATTGGTGAACCCTCAAGTATTGAATTATCAGGATTAACTGTTATATAAGGAGTTGTTATTAATTTTGAACTGTAAGCATATGCTGGTGAACCCATAGGTCCAAAATCTACAGCCTCAGGAGCGGCAGATAAAGCTGTTTTTGATGTTGATGAATACTGAATAGTAGTAGTACCAACACCTTTATCAGAATTAGGTCCTCCAGAGTATGTTAAAATATTAACTCCTCCTGGAGGGGTTAGGGTGAAACCATTAATTCTATTTGTAGTTGATGTAGATGACCCTGTAGCTAAAAGTACTAATCTATTAACTGAAGGATCTTGATTTGGAGTTACCGCTGAGTAGTATAAACCAGGGCCAGAAGCATTAACTCCTGTTTCAGCAAATGGATTAATGCCTTGTTTATTTAAATGAGATCCAAAAGCAATAACTCCTGCTTGAGCTAGAGTATTTAATGGAGAATAAATACCTTCATTTAATATTCCACTTGCTTGAGTTCTAACAGCTGTAGCTGATAATAATTGTTGTTTAGTTGTAAAGAATATACCATTTGGGGACTTAACATCTTTGAACATTTTAGCTAAACGTTCAACATCAGTAACGCTGTCTCTTACAACACGAATACCACCTCTTAAAATATAATCTGTTGTTCCTATATATGGAGAAAGGTCATCAGGAATATTGTTAGTGATATAGGGTTGACCACTATCACCTCCAAAAACCCTGTCATTCCCATATCTTAGGGACTTAAGATCAGTTTTTAAGTTAATTAAACCCATTATTATTTAGGTAAATTATCTAAATAAGGTATTTTTCCAGTTACTTTAGGGGCTAATCCATCTAAGTCTAATTGAGAAATAGCTAAAGCTGTTTCATACCTTGATTTTCTATCATATACTCTAGGTTGAGCACCATCTAAATCTAACTGTGATTTAGCTAAACCTTCTAAGTAATTAGACTGTTGGTCATAAGATTTAGGAGTTTTACCATCTAAATCTAACTGTGATTTAGCTAAACTATCTAAATACTTAGATTGTTGATTATATTTATCTGGATTATCTCCATCATATGGAGTTAATAAAGATCCGTTTGATGTTAATTTGTCTAAAAGTCCCATAGGTATTTTATTATAAATATTAAATTATTAAGAGTTTAATTTAAAAGTAAGTTTATTATTAGTAGTACCTACTTTATCAGCATCAAGATAAACACTTCCACCTTCTTTAACAGCTGATATAAGATCTTTAAGTAAAGTTACCATTTCATCTGTTCTACCTAAATTAGTTCCACCGGCTGCTGTTACTGTATCTTCTGGGAGAGTTTTAATCACAAAATCACTAGCTGTTACTACTTTTGGAGCTGATTTTGCTTCTTTAGCTTCATATTGTTTTTTAAAATCTTCATAAGAAGAAGCAGGTCTAAGACGTTGATATTCATCTCGCATTTTTTCATCTCCTGTTGGTTCAGGACTACTGAATATGGCTGAGAATAAACCATCTTCTGACCATCGTTTAACAAAGTCAGCTAATGTTGTAGCAAATTTATCTATAGTTTCACCAGTAAATGCTTTTGAAAATGATTCTTTTACTTTTTCTAATGTATCATTAAATTTTTGTTGAGCAGTTTGAGACTCTAAAGAAGCTGTAGCTTCTTCCCCTAATAACTTAACAATTTCTTCTTGAGCCATACCTGATTTTTTCAAAGCATCATAATAATCTGAAGCAGCAGCTTTACCTGATACTAAATTATTATATGTAGCTTCATCAATCTTACCAGAAGTTTTAAGAGTAGCTAATGTTTCTTTACTTAAAGCATTAAATTTACCTTTTAAACTATTTAAACTTTCTTGCTGAACTAACATATCAGCTAATTCACCTCTAGAAGTACCTAAAGCTTTGGCTAATGCTTCTTGTTGAATAACATTCATTCTAGAAAAATCAGCTGAAGAACCTACTTGTTTATTTATTTCTTTAGCTACTGTTTCTAAGTCTCCATTTAAAGCTGCTCTTCTAGCTGTTTCTAAATTTAAATCTCTACCTGTTAATAATTCAGCTTCTAATTCAGCTGATATAGATTGTTCAAAATTTAATAAACCTTGAGATATATTTTCTACTTTACTTAAATCACTACCTAATTGAGCAGCGGCGAAAGCTGCTTTAGTTAATCCATCAGCTCCCCCTTTAACAGATAATTTAATAGCATTACTAGCTGTTAATACATCTTTTAATATTTTTCTTTCATCTAATAATATACCTGTTTCAAGTTTTCTTAAACGAGTTGTTCCTAATATTGAGTTTTTAGTTTTATCAATATTTTCTCCAGTTGTAGCTGTTAATCCTAATAATCCTTTTTGTTCTTCTTCTGCTAATCCTAAAAATTTAGAAGCATTAGCAAATTGTGTAGCTAATTCTTTTCCTTTATCTCCTAAATTTGAAGATAAATCAACAGATGTTCCTAATAATTCATTTAGTTTTAAATTACTTGATACTAAATCTTTTTGTAAAATTAAATTACCTTCTTGAATATTAGCAAATTTTCCTGCATTTTCTGAAAGTTCAAAAAATGAATCTCTAACATCAGCCGCGTCTGATTTAACTATATTAAAGTTTTTAGCTATGTTAGTAGTTTGTTCATCAGCTGCTAACATAACATCAACCATCATTTTTACAGCTTCAACAGCTAATGATATTAAAGCTAAAGGACCTAAAGCTGATTTTAATGATGGGCCTAATGCTTTAGCGCCAGCTCCTAAGGATTTAAATCCACTAGCTCCATTTTCAGCGGCTTCTTCCATTGCTTTTTTAGCTCCATCAACATCTAAAACATCCCCTAAAACAGGAATTTTCTTTAAGCCATTTAATAATTTACCTCCTACCCCTAAGGTTTCTTGAATTTTACGCTCTTTTTCTAATCTTTCCTCAGTTAAGTCTATTAAATCTTTAATAGCGGATGCTTCTTCTTCCCTCTCAGCTATAAGAGCTCTAGCTTTTTCTAATTCTTCCCCTTCTAATTCCTTTCTATCAATTTGATCCTGGAGTGCTTTATTAGCTATATCTAAGTTGGATGCTGCTTCTTTATTTTTTCGTTGTAAAGTTTCAAGTTCTGTTTTAGATAATCGAGTTATTCCTTGTTGATCATTTTTTAATTTTTCAGCACTTTTTTGAAACACACCCATTGATTTAGCTCCAATGTTTATGTTTTGATTACCTTTTTTAAGTTCTCCTACAATACTATTAAATTGTTGAAATAAACCTTTAGCGCTTTTACCAACATCTTCTAAACTATCTTCTACTTTATCTAAAGCTAAAGTCCATTGTTTTAAGGCATTTTCAACACTACCTGCTCTTTTAACTACTTTATCAAGATTTTCAGCATCTTTAGCAAATGGATTTTCTTGACCTAAATCAGCATATCCTTTTTTAAGTTGTTTTAATAAACTTAATGCTTCTTTTAATTCTGCTGGTGTAAGTTGATTTGCTGCCATTGATTATTAATATGTTATAAATATGGGAAGGCATCATTTTTTAGATGCCTTCGTTATATATGTAGGTACTTTAACTTGTTTATTTTTAGATGCTTCTTCTTTTATACTACCTTTTACCCAACTATCTTCATTAGGGGTTGGATTCTTTTTATCATAAAAATCTTTTATTTTATTAAAAGTATAATTTCTTAACCAAATAGGCATATTATAAATAGTATTATAATCATAACCTCCTTGACCATGAAAAACTATTTCATGGATTTGACTAAAGATAGATAATCTAACTCCAGATATGTTAGAAGAGGTCAGGCCAAAAAAAGTTAAGAGTAATAGGAACGTCGATGTCCTCCACAACACCATTTACGTCCATTTTATAGTTTAAATCAATATCTGGAGATAGTCTTTTAACATATGTTCTTAATGCTCTAGAATCAGAAGCTAATAAATAATTATCTACAAAATCTTTAATAGATGATTTATCAGTATTTCCTGCTACAGACACAATTTGTGTTTTTAATCTAGTAGTAATTTCTGGTGAAGCATCTTTGTTAATTTTTTTATAACCTTCAATTTCTTCTTGAATTCTTTGTTCATCTTTATCTGATAAAAATTTAAATTCAATTTCTGTACCTGAAGTAGGTAAAATCATTTTAACTGTTCCTTTAGGAGAGATTACAGTTTCATCAAAATATTTATTTTCTAATTTAGTTAAGTCTACTGTGTATTCTTTACCTCGATAAGTAAAAGTATAATCTTTACCATAACCTAAAACACGAGATGCTACTAAAATAGCATTTTTATCTCCTGTAATTAAATCTTTAATATCAAATTTTCCCATAGTTAAAGACTCTAACAATTTATCTAAAACAATATTTTTTTCAATATAGTTTTGGTTTGTTAAAATGTCTTCTTCTTTAGCGGTCATGTATTTCATTTCAACCTTGCCGCTTCTTAAAATGTGATCTGGGGGATAGACTAAACCTTTTGAGGGTAATTCTACAACTTCTGTCGGAAACTTAAATTCGCTCATAAACTTATTTTGTTATAAATATTACAGAAAAAAAGAAGCTCGCAAAAAATGCGAGCTCCTTCAATAGTAATTGTAATTTTATTAAAAATTCAACACACAGTAATCTGGTTGAACGGTCATTGTAATATTAACAGCGGTGTCAACAGTATCCCAGTTATAATCACCAAAGTTAGCATCAATAATTAAAGCACCTTTAATGATCCATTCTGAAACGATATCACCTACAGGTCCTAATACGTCGAAAGTTAAATCTTTCTTATAGAAATCACTGTAACCATCACGACCAGTTACTGATTCGTGGTGTAGACGTACCCATTCCATTACCGCCTGAGCACCTGAAGGTGTAATAGGGTCAAATAATGTGAATTGAATAGTACCCCAAGTAGTTTTACCTTTAACAAAACGTTGTACGTTAATATGATTTAAAGGTACAGTACCTTGAGTCAACGTCACAGCACCTACACCTTTAATTTCATAGGCAGGGATACCATCAATATACATAATGAATCGGTTTGCCTGTTTTGGTTCAAAGGCTGTGAAAAATATTTCGTTTGGATTTAATACTGCCATTTTATTTATTTATTATTTTGTTATAAATATTATGTTTTTAAAAAATTATGATGGGAAAGATACTCCGGTTGGTAAGATGTTAAAGTTCAAGTAAATGAATTCAGCTGTCTTAGTTGGTTGTAAGTAAATTTGACCTACTAATTGGTTTCTATCAATTACATCAGGTGTGTTATTACTTGAATCCATTACTACTTTAAAAGCATACAAACCTTGACGTTGTTGAACTGATTCTAAGTATGGGTTGACTTGGTTCAAGAAACTTGTACGAGTTGCGATTGTGTTTTGTTCAAACACTAAGTTGTTAGCAACTTGACCAATGTAAGACTTAAGAGCAATTAACAAACGACGAACATTTACACGATCCAAAGCGCTTGCTTTAGTTTGTAATGTTTTTTGACCGTATACTACAACTCCAGTTCCTGGGAAAGTAGCGATTGGGTTAACTTTATTTGAATATAAAGTATCACGATTAGCTTGAGATAATTTCTTTTCAGCTCTTACTACTGTGCTTAATCCACCTCTGTTAATACCAGCGGGAGCGAACCAAGGTTCTGATACATTATCATTGTAAGCGTAAACACCACCAATCATTGTTGAAGCTGGTACCCAAATCAATTGAGCAGAATCTGGATCAATTGTTTGAACCCAAGGCCAGTAAGTAGCCGCATATGAAGTGTTTTTAGCATTTGCTTGAGTAGTTACATCATTAATACTTGAACTAAAAGGTACTAAATCAGTTACAAAAATAGCATCTCCTCTATTCATAGTATTATTAATAATAGTAGTTGTTTGAGAAGCACCAATTCTAGCAGGTGTAGCAAACAAACCAGGAGTTAATAATACATTGTATCTGTAATCATCAGCATTAGCTAATAAGCTAATCATGTTATTATAATCACTACCAGTTAAACCTTGAGTATTAGTAGAAGCAATATCAATGTTACTATAATAATCAGCTCCACCTCCAGATGATGGAACTAATGAACCTACAGCACCTGTAAATGAACCACTTGAATTTGCAGGAATAGAACCTGTAAATTGGTTTTTAGCTAAACCATTGTTGTCAAAGAATATTGGTGTTGGAGTATAAATATCACTTACATAAACATATCTTGAATTATTAGGATAGTCACCAACTACTTCAATTTGGTTATCAGCTGAGTTATATGTTCTATATTGGTTACCAATTATTCTAGATACATAATTAGGAGCTGTTGGATCCATTGATAAGTTAGTCCAAGTTTCTAATACAATCTGATCATTAGCTGTATCATTACCTTGACGAATCAACAAACTAAAGGTTCCTGAAGCTGTATCATTGTTAGCAATTTGCCATCTAATATTATCTACTGATCCAGAAGTTAAAGCTCCTGTAGCACCATCTAATGAACTTGAGCTGTTCATTATTGTTCCTTCAGAAATTGTAGTTAATTGAAGCGCTACTGATCCACTAATATTAAGAATAGCTGATCCGTTAGCTGCTGAACCTGAAGTAAAGGCGGATGTAAATGAACCACTAGTAACCCTAGCTACTAATAATGATTCACCACCATTGTTAAAGTAATTAAAAGCTGCTACTGATGTAAAATAAGTATAAACCTGGCTACCACTTAAAAAAGTAGTACCAAATTTATTTTGATATTCACTATATGAAGTAACAACTGTTGGAACTTCAACAGGACCTTTAACTGTAGGACCAATAATAGCAGCTCCTACTGTTATAGGTTGCTGTGTAATAAAAGACTGATCGTTTTCAATTGATAGTACGCCAGGTGATATTAATGTTTCTGCCATGTTTTTAAAATTATATTGATTTTATTCTGTGATAAATATGGCAAAAAAAATCAAAAATTAACCTAAAGGCATAATCTCTCCGGTAACAGCGTTTACCTGAATTTTACCATATTTGTTTTCTAATTGAATGCTTAGATTTAATTCTTTAGCTTTTAGTTCTTCTAAACTTTCAATTAAGTTTTGTTTTTGCAGTTCAAGTTCTTGGATGTGGTATTCTAAATAACCAAAATCACCCATAATTTTAGCTCTTTGACTGCTGATTGAATTTAAAACTTCTGCTTCTTCTTGTGTTAAAACTTTATTTTCCATATGTTATTTTTAAATATAAGTAGCGATGAAAGTAAAATCAATATTTGGTATGTTACTTTCAAAAGTAATTGATGTTGGACTATTTAAAGTAGCACTTACTGTAGCTCCTGATTGGGAAGGGGCAATACCTAGAAATAAATTTTGATTTAATGTTTTACCTGTTAAATCAACAGGAGATACAGTAATAACTGCTGTTGTTCCACTTGTTTTACCTGCTCCTGAAAATATTTTTAATATACCTTGAGCTGCTGATGATCCACTTGGTATATAATATCCTGTCACAGCTGTTGTTGAGGTTGAAGTTTCTGCTTTTGAAGAACTTAAAGCGTAAGAACTACTTAAAGCATATGAGCTACTTAAAGCATAAGACGCACTAGTTGAGGACACAGCATAAGAAGCACTAGTAGCAAAAGATGAACTAACAGCTCTTGATGAAGATACAGCCCAAGAACTAGTCCCAAAAAATCCTACTGTATTAGGTCCATTAGAAGCTGAAATAGCTCCTTTTACATCTTGTGATCCTGTTAAAGTAAAAGATCCAGATAATGTAATATCATAAGCAGCTGCTCCTGTAAAAGCATCTATAGATTGAGATACATGCCAAGATTCAATTGTATAAGTTTGAGATACTTGGTCAGAGCCAGTAACAAATATTTTTTTTAAAGTGAGTGCCATTTATCAATAAATATTTACACTTTCCAAAAACTGTAGATACCTTTATCTAGTTCATAAGAAGACCAAACAAATCTTTCTCTTATAGGTTGTTGTTGAGCCCATTCCCACATTTCTGTTAAACCTTTTTTTAAGTCTGTTTTATATTCATAACCTAAAATATCAATTGATTTTTGATAAGTAGGGATAGAATGTTTAACTTCATGTCTTGCTTCTTTATAAATAATTTCTCCTCCACCTATTACTTCTTGCAATGTTTTACAAGCGTCATTAATTGAAATTTCTTCAATACCTCCTAAATTAATAATTTGTTTTGAAGCTTCAGGTAATACAGCTGATTTCCAAAGTGGTTCTAAGTTGTCATCTATATAACTGAATGCTCTTGTTTGGTTGCCGTCTCCAAAAATAGTCATTGGTTCATTATTTAAATGTTGGTACATCCAAATACCTAATACATTACGATATTTGTCCCAAATGTTTTGTTTTACACCATAAACATTATGAGGACGAATAATACACCAATCTAAACCATGTTGATCTCCAGCAATCTGAATATCCATTTCACAACCGTATTTTGCTACTCCGTAAGGATCAATTGGTTTAGGAACTTGATCTTCATCAAATACTCCACCGTATCCATGTCCATATACAGCTAATGTAGAAGTGAATATTAAACGTTTTACTTCATGTTTAATACATTCATTAACAATAATAGCGGTCGCTTTTAGGTTATTATCATAATTATAAGCCCTAATAAAAGGTGATAATCCTTCAGCAGCATAAGCAGCAAAATGGAAAACATAGGTTGGTTTGTATTTTTCAAAAACTAAAGAAATATTATTTCCTATAATATTAGTATTAAAAAATTCTACTTTAGGATTAACATTTTCTTTATAACCACCTGATAAATCATCAACTCCTATTACTTGATATTCAGGTTGGTTTTCAATAATCCAGTCAGCTAAACGACTACCTAATAATCCAGCTACTCCTGTTATTAATATAGATTTTTTCATTGTATTTTTAATAATTTATTTATTGATTTTATTACTTGTTCTGGTTTAATTGTTTTAGAACATTCAAATTGTCTTGGTGTGTTTTCATGTTCAGGACACCATTCCCAGTTGCCTGGATTTAACCAATGTTTATTAAAACATCCTGTACATACATTAGTGTCATAATTAAATATTCTTTCACAGTCTAAAAATTCAGTATATGGTTCACTAAATCCTGAAATTAGGATTGTAGGTGTTCCTATTGACCATGACATCCAACTTAAACCACTACCTACTCCTATAAAAGCATCAGCATGTTTAATATCAACCATTCTATCTTCAATAGGATAATTACCTGTTTTATTAATTACTCCTGTTAAAGTACCTCCTAATTTAGAATCATGCCATTCATCTCCTAAAAGTTCATGAGTTAACATTAAAACTTTATATCCATTTTTATTTAAATAATCAATAATTGTTTGCCAACCTTTAGGATACATCCAGTATTTAGCGTGTGATGAAGCGTGAGGAGCAATAACTACATATTTTTCATCAATTTGTCTTACTTTATCAGGAACATTAACTTTAGCTTTAATTTCTTTATATGATACTCCTAACATAGAAGAAGCAGTTTCACCTAAGGGGTGTTTTTTAAATTCAATAGGAGATTTACTAAAATTAACTGTTCTATCCTCATTATAAAACCACCCTATACAGTACATAGCATATAAATTAAATACTTCAGTACCAGGTTCTACAAATTCTAGTTCTGGATATTGGTTTTTGAACCAGTCATTATGGAAGGTAGATACTACTACTTTGCTTTTATATTTTTTTCTAAATTCTTCAACTTGAGGAAACCAAGCTAATGTATCTCCAATAGCAGAACTTTCAAAATGAATATAAACTTTTTTATCTGTTAAATCTAACTTATGTTCAAATACTAATTCGTTAGTTTCTTTATCGGTAACTTCTACTTTCCAATTAACAAAATATTGAATGTTAGTTTTTGTCCACATATTGTTATTAATTTCACTTTCATGAATAACTTTATTGTGTTTTTGATCAATAAATTTAACTATATATCTTTTTTCATCATCACCTATAATTTCACATTTAGCTCCCTGAATAAAGTTAACATAAAATTTGTTT